TTACTTGAATGCCACTATGCAGTACTGACCGTTGGTTTTGTTGAGATTATATCTTACACCGTTCTGGGCTGTCTGAGAATAGTACACCGTCAAACTGCTGCCGCTTATCAAAGCTCCGCCCGATGTGCCGTTGGACTTTGCTGTAAAGCACTGGTTCAGAAGAATGTTTCCCGAACCGTCGTCCTCAGTCGGCGGAGCGTCTTTCATAAAGACTATAACAAAATTGGGCTGTATGCCTAAATCTATAACCTTGCTGCTTTCCCCTGAACCCGAGTACGAAACCATAACATATGGCTGATTAAGCTTATCCCTCTGTTCGTTGGAAAGGTGCTTTGACGTATCGGAAAAATGTATCTTTATAGCGTCATCTATAATTCTGTTATCGTCTACAAAATCTATTCTCTGAGGTCTGTCCGAACCTAACCACTGATTTAACATAAGATATTCTGTTTTATTTGTTGAACTCATAATATTCCTCCATTGTAAAAGTTTCTGAAATACCTTTTTGCAAGGCTGTGAAAATCCAGCCTGTGATGTTTTCTTTGGCGATTGCAGACCACAGCAGACAAGTCTGCTGTGAAATGAAAGCGTAAGCTTTCATTTGGTCAAAAGCTTTGCTTTTGACCGTCTGCAATCGCAGCCTGAGCGTAGCCGCAGGTATTTATATTTACTCAGATTTACTCAAAGTTTTCGAGCTGTTCCCAGGTACTTCCGAAAAGGTCATAGGTATCAAACATAGTCCTTTTAGCGTCAAGGTCGTCCCAAGTACCTTCCGTTCTGTAATCGACAAATATCTGACAGTGTGCAGGAAAAAACTCCTCTATCTGTGACGTAAGATACTGTCTTACAGGAAAGCTCACATTTTCGGCATTATCAATTTTTATATAAATCCTGTATTTTTCGGAAACCTCCGTTATTTCGCCCGAAAGTCCTAGAGATGCCAGAAAATCGTACATTCCGTTCAGGTTAAATTCGCTCAGACCTATGCCGAAGCGTTTAAAAATACTTGCACGTCTTTCCGCAACCGACAAATCCGTTCTGGGAACACTCCAGAGTGTTTCTCTCATATACAGACCGTAGTCCTGAGCCGTTGTTATTATTGCCTCTCTGAGAAGCTCGTCAGCACTTTCCGTAAAATCCTCTATAGCTGAAGAATACGCAAAAAGCTCATTATAGATATTGCTTTCCTGAGATATATTGTAAATTCCCAGCGGAGAAAGCTTATCCGTCATATTTTCCAAAGAATTTTTCAAGCTTCAAATCACCCTCTCAGATAAAGATGTCCCAGAACGATTTTTTCGTTGCTGTTTACGGTCAGACCTGTTGTTCCGGAGCTGAGAACTTCAAACTCCTTTATTCCCTGAGTATGATACAGAATATCGTTTATTTCGTAAAGGCTGAGCGATTTTCCGACATCATAGCTTTCGGTAAGCTCTCTTACTCTGCTGTTTACCTCTTCCTGAACCTCATCAATATCGTAACCTGCTTCAAGTGTGACGTTTGCCTCTATAATTGCAGTCTTAAGATTTGCCGCTATTACAAAAACGTGTACGTTTACCTCTCTCTGAACCTCCAGAAGCTCCCTTACGGCACTTACCGTATCTGCATCTGACCTTGAATTTTTTCCCGATATGTATACAGCGACCGTTCCTGCACCGAATTTATACGGCACAACGTTTACACACTCAACACTGCTGACTGTTTTCGCAAGCGAAGCATAATATTCCCTGTTTGTACCGTTTATTATAAACTTCAGACTGTTTATAATTCTTTCACGAAGCGTTTCATCGTCCTCACTGTCCGTACCGCCCCTGAACGGAGTAAGATTTGTCACACTCAGATTGTTTGCCGCAACCGTGACTATCACCGATATTTTTCCGCTGATTATATTTCCGTTCAGACCTTCCTCGACAGCCTGTGCGGCTACAGATACAGATGTTTCGCCCTGATTTATACACGCATACTCAGTTGTTTCAAAGCTTACGGGATATTCTCCGCCTGTTGAAACTACAGTCCCCTGAGGAATATCAATTCTTATTTCAGCCGCCTGCTCAACGGAAAACTCAACCTCTCCTACAGCTTTTACAGCTTCCTTTCTTTCAAGACCCCTCATCTGTGCGTGATAGTCCAGATATTCACCCTGTGCCGTCTGAGGAAATACCTGTCTTTTTATCCATTCGAGATAGGTCTGTGCATTGTATATCTCGCCTGCAAGAACATTCATTCTTATTCCCAAATCCGAAGCTTCATCAGGAATGTATCCGGACAGTCCGAAAAAGCTCTGCTTCATATCTTCCACTATTTCTTCATACGTTCTCATATTTTAAACCGTAACCTCCATACTTGCTTCCTCTCCGTAAGCGGATATTGTTATATCAAGAACAATTCTTCCGTTCTGTACATCAGCGTTTACTTTTTTTACAGTTACCTGCTTTATCGGAAGAAGTGCCTCTCTTACCAGTAAAATAGCATTTCCGCTCAAATTTTCATCATTCTTATCAAGCATATGCAGATTTCCTCCGAGATACGGGTTATAGCAGAACGAACCCTGTCTTATACAAAGCCTTATCATACATCTCTGAACCGTTTCTTCAAGTGAGCTTATGAGATAAGGCTTACCTGATTCATTTTCTGCCAAATCTCCTGCTTTTACTGCTGTATCCATAAATTCTCATACCTCTCTTCCGTTTATGAGAACCCTGCCGTCATTTTTAAGAATAACCGATGCTCCGCCCTGAGAATACAGCATAATTTCTCCTGCCTGAATATCCGCACACGGCTTTTGTATCATACCTATGCTTACAGCCGTATTGCCTATGGGAAGCATAAAAGTTTCCTCTCCTGCCGGTACAACATACGCTATGCCATACGGAACCGCAACAGGAGCATTGATAAACGGTACTGCACCCTCTGTATTTATCCTGCCGTTTCTGGCAGCCGATACCCTTGCAAAGCCTGCACCGTTCTCATAGTTTCTGTAAAAATCCTTATTTTCCAATCATTACCATTCCCTTTCCTATGTTTGTCAGTCATTGATACCATAAAGTTTAGGTCAAGCCTTTTCAAAGGCTTGCGGTTTCCAAAGCCAGAGCCTTTGTGGGATTTTTAAGGGCAAAGCCCTTAAACTATACATTTCTTCTTATACCGATTTTACTGCTTACTCTGCCACCCTCAAAACGCTGAACACAGGAAAATATCTCCATATTATCATAAAGCTTTCCGTCAAAAAGAACCTGTGCATTTCCGTAAAGCGGACTGTATACAAAACAGGGACATTCCAGCATTATTATAAAACCGTCCCTGTTTGATACCTCAATCATATCCCTTGCGTCCTGTATGCAGTAGCCGCTTGAAGGAGCTGCATCAAAATATCTTACACAACCGCCCGAAGCTTCTTTAAAATCCCTGTTTCTTAGTTCCATTGAATAACCTGTTTCTCTGTCCGAGCTTCTCACATAAACCCTTGAAACAACATTTTTTCTGCTGCGGTTCAAAGATATTTCTTTATAGCGATAGCAGTTTTTTTCAAGAGATACTTCACCGTCACAGAAAAAATAACCTGACGGATTTATCTCTCCGCTCAGAAAAGCCCTTCCCTGAGCATTTATCCTTGCATTTCTTCTGAACACTCTTCTTGAATATTCCTCTATCAGCTTATATATACTCATACCCTTACCTGTATTTATAAGCTCAGGACAAGACCTGTTCGTTATCCTGTCTATGTCTATTTCAAACGGTTTCAGAAAGCTGTTGTAAATAATGCTGTCCGTAAGTCCCGATATATTCTGTGGGCGAAGCTGATTATCCATCAGAATGCCTGCCATACTTCGGCAGCCTATACTCACATACCTTACATCTTTTCCGACAGTGATTTTCTGTTCGTCAACTATACCTCTGAATATAAGCTTTTCATCGAAAAATATCTTTACAAAGCTGTATTCATCACAAAAGCCGTCATAAATATAACGGATATCCGCCGTATCGGCAGGAATATCCTGTCTGCTGCTTACGGTTACGCTGACAGGATTATTTTTTCTGATTACCGAACCGTTCACACCTGTAAATTCTATTACCAAATTTCAACCTCCATCTATGCGGCGATTGCAGCTACCTGCGGACTTCAGTCCGCAGGTAATTTAAAGGCTTTGCCTTTAAATCATCAAAAGCTACGCTTTTGATGGCTGCAATCGCCTGTGCTGACGCTGCCTGAGATAAAAATTTCAGGAAACAAAGCCTCTGATTATCTCCTTATTCTGATTTTGTCACCCTGCGACACCTCGCACGGAGATTTAAGCTGAGGATTGAGCATAACAAGAGTATCAACCGAAATCCCCGTAATAACCGAAATATCCCACAAATCCTGACCTTCCTCAGCTATGCGGAACAAAGGTGCCGTACTGTTTTCTGTCGGAACAAGGTTCGGAGCTTCCAGAAAAGTAAAGCTGTATTCCACAACATCATCAACGGGCATACATTTCAGACCAAGCTTTGCAAGAAAAGCATAGAACGGTCTTACACCGCTTAACGACAAAGCTCCTGCCGTACCGTTTTTATATAAATCCCTCAAATCAAGATACTGTTCAAAGGCATTTGCTCCGTAAAATACGCCCTCACCTCTGACAACCGCTGCATTTGCTCCGCTGCCGCATACAAAAGGCACACCTCCGATTATCAGATTTTCCGAAAGCTCCGACACATCAAGCACCTCTATTTTTGAGGGATTATGATGCAGCGTAAGTCCCGAAAATCTCATAGTACCGTGTTTCACTGATTTACAACACTCCTTTGATAAGCTTTTATTTCGTATTCCGTTATTCCGCTATAACGTCTGATTTCTTCTGTTTTGCATTCCGAATACGAAACTCTTTTTTCACCTGATATGTATGAAATGATTACAGGTATTCCGTCTGACAGTTCTCCATAGTTTTCATTCTCTACCCTGAGTTTAAGCTTATACACATCTTTCTGTATCACGCTGTCAAACGGCTTTGAGCTTCCGTAAACCTTAATATCGCTCCGTACCTTCTGTACACATTCCGATACAAGAAAGGCTCTCATCATAAAATTGCCGTTTCTGACAAAGCATTCCCTTACTTTATCCCTGTCATTTATTTCAAGCAAAATTTTCGTTCTGAAAGCTCTCTTTGTTTTTGAATACACAATATCCCCGATTGTGCAGGAAATATTTTTTCCGTCAAAATCCATAGAAAAAATATAATCCGAAATATCAGCCGCTTTCGTGAATATATCATATCCGCTTACACCCAGCGGAGCTAAAATCTCAAACCTGAATGAACAGCTTTCTTTCTTAACACCGTCATAAGACGTATTTCTGCATTCAGCCGAAACCGCACATTTATATTTCTCTCTCAGCGGCGAGGAAAGCTCCTCTTCGGGAAAAGCGTACACAAATTCCACGTCATTATAGTATTCACTCAATTCCTCCAAAATATAATTAACCCTCGAAGCTATCTCTGACAATTCCGCCTTACCGCCCTTTCATCAATTTTACTGGGAACAGGGCGAAATCACCGCACTGAAATAAGCCTGCTCATCTCCATAATAAAAAGTCTTGCAACTTTTCACATAGTACATACTTTTCTGTCTGCCGTCATATTCCGCCCATAAAACCGCATTTTCAAAATCTATTTTCTGCTCAGGTGCTTTGAATATGAAAATAAAATCCGAATTATCTATACTTCCATGTTCCGTATAATCCATCTGTGCATATTCCCTGTTTTTAATGCCTATCGGATATATAATCCCCTTCAATATATACTTTTCAGTACCGTTGCTTTCCGTCAGAACGCATTCCGTACCAAATCTGTCTATCTGACTGCAAATCGTATTACATATCACTTGCCATAACCCCTCTGAAAACAAAACCCCTGTCCTTTATGTAGGGTGCGATACTTTTCATACACTGTTCAAGATAATTTTCGGCAAGCTTATACTTCTGTATGAGCTTTACATCAAGCTCTCCTGCCTTGAAGCCTGTTACATCTGCATCTCTGCATATAAGAGTGTATTTGCAGAATGCCATTGCGGCTGCGGCGGCAGACAATCTGCCGCCGCAGTCCGCATTATCCGCACAGGCTTTATCCTTCAGCATTTCCTCAAGCTCATAAACGGCATTGTCACAAAGTCCCCTGTATTTTTCAGCCTTTATGCCGTCAAGTTCCGCAAGCTCCGAAAATTCCTGAAATACCTGCTGTCGGTTCATAGCCTTACACCTTCAGTACAACGCTTGCTTCGGAGAATATTTTTGCAAAGCCGCTTATAACGCTTACAGCCGCACGTTCAAGCTGTCTGTCTATGAGCTTGTCGTAATCAACCTTTACCTGACCTGCCTGAACCATTTCCAATGCACATTTATTATCCAGACCGATAATCTTATCGCTGTCAAGTGAGGGTACATGAATAAGCTTTGCTCCCATAGGAGTAATCATTTTTCCCGTACCGTGGAAATCCAGTCCTGCCTGAGCGTCCTGCATTTCGGGCATAGCAAGAATTTTCTCCATAAGAGCCGTAGGAACAAGCAGAGTATTCAGTTCATACGGTGACATACTGCTCCAAAGACTGATTAAATCACCATATGCCAGAGTTCCGCTCTGAGCCGTATTCACTACTGTTGCAGCATTGTTGTTTCCGTCACCGTTGAGCAGAACCTCCACCGCATCGCCAAGCTGAGTTCTCGAAATATACGAACCTATCTGCTTCAGAGTAACGGTGAAAAGGTCAAGACGCTGAAAACGCAGTGCTTCATATGTGGAAACAAGCATTCTTCCTCTTTTTATAAGCTTTACAAGATTTTCCTGAGTTTTTACAGTAGTAACAGGCAGAAACGCACCCTCATTTACTACTTTAAGCTCCTTTGAACCGTCCTCGGGTGCTGAAACTATGCTTCTGTAGTCCATACCCTCGATATTTGTCACTGATGCTGTAATATCGGGCAGAACATCGGCATAATCCATACCTGCCTTTACCGCTCTGCTCACATATTCGGGAAAAAGTACCGCAGATGATGATGTCTGGAAAAACTTATCCACTATATCGGAATCCGCTCCACTTACCTTTATGTCAAATCTTTTGAGCTGTCTGCCGAACGCATCAAGCTTTCCGAGAGGTGAGCTGCCGTAATTTTCGCTGGGGTCAAGCTCCTCAAGAACCTGACTGAAGCTTTTTCCTTTTCTGTTGTACATAGTCTTGTCTATATTTATTGTTTTGTAAAGTTCCATTTTTTACCTCCGAAATTCTTAATTTTTCACATTATCAAAGTATAAACGTAACCGTATCGCTGTCCACAGAAAGAACAAGATGTTCTCTGCCGCTGTCTGTACCCTGTGCAATTCCCTCATCGGTATATATCAGCTTTCCGTAGCCCAAATCTATATCTCCCGACTTTTCAGCGGTAACAGTACCGCCAATCTTTACCGCACAGAAACCTCCTCTTACATTGACCGTAACTCCTACCAGTGCCGTACCTGAAGTCGCCTGCTCAACCGTTCCGTTGTCGCTGAGCTGTACCCACTGTCCCTTTTCCGTTACCGAGCTGTCTGCCTCAAATGTAAGAACATTTTCATTAAATCCGTTAAAGTCTACTTTCATACATAATTTTCCTTTCCTGATTTTTTAATCTTATATGTTGTAATGCCTGTCATCTTCGTATAATGACGGCAGAATATCTTCATCTGACATAAACTGAGGTGAAATAAAATCGTTCTCCTCTGCCTTTCCTCTGTAGATTGCGGTCATTTTTTCAAGCTCACTCATACTGAGTTTTTTTGCCGTACTTCTGAGTATCTCAGAGCAGCTTTCACTGATGTTTATGCTGTCCAGACACATTGAGCCGTATCTTACATAATCCTTTCTGAGTTCCTCCTCATAAGCCCTGCCGTAGCCTGCATATTCCTCAAGTTCCTTTATGTAGTCCATAAGAACTCCTATGTTATCGGCATTTACCGACTTATAATTTCCGTTTCTGAGCTGTTCCAGAAAACTTTCCTTGTCCTCAGTTCTGCCGTACCTGTAATTCTTTATAACTCCTGCCTCACGCTGACTTGGCACAGCCACAAATGACCATTCGTAAGCATCGCTTATGCCGCTGAGAATGTGATAGCATATCTTTCCGTCATATTCCCTGCCCTTTATGTGCGAACAGCCTTCCTTTCTTACGTCACTTCCGCATATACTGCATACTATATTCTCTGCACGGCAGCCTACACTGACTTCCTTTTTTATGCCGCTTTCTATAAGCTGTATGAGCTTCTCCGTATTGCTGTTCATCGGAATATAAGCCTTTGCGGTAAGTCTGATATAATCCTCACCATATGCAGTTTTTCTTCCTTCAATTTTCTGCGTCTGACATCTGAAAATTCTGGCACTCTGATTTTCCGCCGAAGGATTGTGGTCTGCTATGCCTGTCTTTCCGACAAAAAGTCTTCCCATTTCTTCGAGAGCCTCAGCCGAAAAAGCTTCGTTATCCCTGTCAATATCGTTGTCACACAGAACCAGCCTGAAAACATAAAGTTCATCTTTATCAAAGCTTCTGGTTGTGTACTGATTTATAAGCTGTATATCAGCGTCATCTATATCTGTCACACTTTTGAGCGTATCATTCTTGTTAAAACACTTTTCCAAATAAAAACCTGCTTTCTTTATAAATTTTCGGGAAACCCGAAAAGGGTTTATTTTCCCGTCCGCAGTAAGCTATGGTTCACGGAGGCGATTTCAGGTGCTGCGGAAAGCATTCCGCAGCACGCTTTCAAGGTTTACCTTGAAAGCCGTTCAAAATACAAGTATTTTGAACGCTGAAATCGCCGCCAGCACGACCCCGCACTCCCTGCATAATTTTAAGCTCAGCTTAAATTTCGCTTTCGAGCTTATCAGCCTTAGTATTGATAAGTCTTGCATTAGCCAGCTCAACCTCGTCCTGAAGATTGATATTGCTCCAGTTTACGGTATGCCTTGTACTGTATCCGTTCATAGCAAGCCACATTGAGCATACCCTGCTTATTACGGGATTGAGCAGAAGTCTGTAATGTTCCAGCTCACTTGTAAGAATATCAGCCTGCTGTGACGACATTCTCTCAGTACTGCTCCACGAAAGTCCAAGCAAAAACGGCGGAATGCCCAGCTTTGAAACAATCTGTTCCAGCAGAAGTCTGCCGGGAAGCTGACAGTCCAGAATCTGATTATCTGCACCTATTACCTTTATATCCACATCTCCGACAGCGATAAAGTCCGAAACGCCGTTATCCTGCATAGCCTTACTCCACTCTTTGGCGATAAGCTCTGCACGCTGCTGTGTAAAAGCACCGTCCGAGCCGTCTGCGGGCGGCTTATAAGTAACTGCAAAGCGTACATTTCCTGCCCTGTCCCAGTTCTGACCTATGGCAGTAAATATTTTCAGCAATATACTACTCACAAACGGAAGTCCCTGCAAAATTGAAGTTCCCCCTGTCTTATCGGGCTGAGGGTTAAGCGAAGTAATAAGGATACGCCCACTGTTTTTCACAGGCGAAATATTTCCGTTTTTCTCCCTGACACATACCGAAAGCTCAAACGGATTTCCGTCTGTACGCTTCAGCACAATATCATTGTTGCACACGTTATATATTCCGTATATGCCTCTGAGATTTTTATAGGGCAGAATTTCGGCAACGGCAGTTCCGTAGGTAAGCAGTCTGTCGAAGTAGCTGCTTATAAAGCATTTGAAGCCTATATTGCTTCCGTTTGTCTTGACATTTTCAAGAAAGCATTTAAGTCCGTATTCAGCCTCTTTGCTTTCGCATATGACATCGAACGTTCCCAGAAGCCTTACCAGCTTGTTTATTGCCGAGTCTATAACAGGTATAGCCTCTCTCAGAGCCGAATACAGAAAATACTGATTGTTGCTTGACGGAATATATCTGTCCATAACTCTGAAAGGATTTGAAAAGCTGCTGCCCATAACACTCTGAGCTATTTTTTCGGTTTCCCTGACTGTTTTCTTATCATTTTTATTTCTTTTGAAAAGCTTCACAATACACCTCCTTTAAAATCTCCGTGCGGCGAAAGCCGCAAAGCTGTTCTGCGGTCTGAATACGACTGTTGACACAAAATAGCGTATATCGTCCATAGCGTGGTCATTTTCTTTTACAGGAGCGTCCGCACCTGTACTGTTCCACCTGTAGAGGTTAAATTCCCTCATACTGTCCTTACAGTTCACGCATATTTTTACGCTTCCGTTTTTAAGAACCGTTGAAACTTTTCTTATTCCGTCAATCACCTTGTTTTCTGCAGGCACTACAGCAAAGCGTCCGTGTCTGCGTACAGTCTGAATAAAGCTTGCCGCTGACGGGTCAATAACAACCTTTTCGATTTTTTTATCTCCTGCAAGTCTGCAAAGAGCCTCATAGTGTTCCTCGTCAGTTCTCTGAAACCCCTCTTTTCTTGAATCGTAATAATACTCATCAATTCTGAACCACACATTTTCAAGAAACCCCCAAAGTCCGAACGATGCCGGATTAACTGTTCCGTAGTCGCAGCTTACAACATATTTTTCAAAATTCCCCTGTGGAACTTCCACAAACATATCATCGTTCATAAAGGGATAAACGCAGCCGCTTGCACTCACCCATTTTCCGAGAACGAACCTTTCAAAAAACACACCGCTGTACAAAGACCTGTACCGCTGCTTCATCTTCTCTGAAAGAGATGGATTGTCGTCCATTGTGAAACGCAGATAGTAAGCATTTTTACTTTTTCTTCCCAGAATCCACTCAACCCTGAACCAGTGCTGAGGATACTCGGGGTTACAGTTGAACCAGAACCTGCTGCCCTCGACAGAGCATCTTGCAACAGCCTGTTCAACAAAAGATTTAGGCATAAGAGCAACTTCATCAAAAAGGACACCGCACAGCGTCATACCCTGTATGAGAGCAGCGGAGGCTTCGTCCTTGCCGCCGAAAAGGTAGAAGCTGTTTGTTTTTCCTGCGAACGATATTTCAATAAGGTTCTGCGAAAGCTTTTCGTTACATACGAAGCCCATATTTTTTAAAATTCCCGTGACAGGAGTTATGACATTCCGTCTTAGTGAACGTATTGTTTTTCCGCAGAGAGCAAAGCTTCCGCCGCTGAACCTGTAAAATGACCACAGCACAAATGAAATACCCATACAAAGAGTTTTGCCGCTTCTTACCGCACCATCGCATATGACGGCATCATAACTGCTGTATTTACTTCCCATGCACCACCACGTCATAAGCTTCATCTGTTTTGGTGAAAACTCAGTCGGCATCATCGCTGCTCACCTCGTCACCGTTGAATATACCTGCACTTTTTTCGAGTGCCTTATAAAACGGCATACAGGTTTCCTCAGGATTCTGCTGTACCTCACAAATCTTCTCCAATGCTTTGAGCCTGTCGAAGAATTTTATTTCCATAGCACCTTCCTTTGGTCTTTTTATTTCGGAAATCATATACAAATCCATTTTTTCAAGCATTTCCGCCTGCGGATTTTCCATATACAGAAGCTTTATGCTGTCCGCTATACTTCCGAAAGCAAGTCTTTCATAGCCTGTGAGTGCCGCAAGCCTCAGATTTTCAAGACGAATATTCCTGTATTCCTTTATACGTTCTGAAATCCCTTTTTTCATAAGCAGCCTCTGCCCTGCATTTTTCGCATATCCTGCCATAACTGCGGATAACTCCGCATTACCGTTTGACGAATAGTAGCAGCAGAATGTATCCTCTTTTTTTGTCATATCAAACCTCCTTGTCAGTTCAAGGGCTTTGCCCTTGAAAATCCCACCAAAGGCTCTGCCTTTGGAAACCGTGAACTTTTGAAAAAGTTCAATCAAAACTTTCAC